CTTGCTGTTACTTCCTATTTTGAGGAAGATGACTCAGATGATTGGCAACCACTTGATGTAATAGCGGGGTTTTAAATGGACAAATACTTAACAAGGGTTCTACAACTGGCTTCTGATAATCCAGAATACCAAGCCTTGTCTAATTATTTGATGAGTCGTAGAGCTTTTCCTGAGATTCAATATAGACCAAATTCTTCTGGCACTTATGGATCATTTAGCCAACCCGGATTATTTAACTCTCCAGTTCCAAACACAGGATTGGTAAAGTTAAATGCCAATCCAGAATCAACAGGTGCTCAATATATGACACCTACACTTACACATGAACTAACTCATGCTGCACAAAGACAATTAGATTATCAATATAGAGAGTTGCAAAACAAAAAAAATAAAAGCGACTTAGAGAAGCAGTTTGTTGATAATTATGAAAAAATTATTGGTTATCGTACTCCAGAAATTTCAAATCAAATTAAACAATTAGCTCCTCAATTTTTGCAAGATAAAGGCGACTATAGGGCATCAACTGGAGAAGCATTAGCTTTTGGTTTAGAAAATTCTGCTTATCCAAAAAATGATTTTTCTAGTAAAGCTCCATCTCATGTAGACCCTACCTTGGCAACTCAACTAATGTTACTATTAGAACAGGCTCAAAGGGTGCAAGATCAACAACCAGCATCGCAAGGTCGATAAATTAAGGCATCATTATGGAAGATAAACAAAATCAATTTGACGAGCCTACAGAGTCGGACAAAGAACTAACGGCTTTTGTTGTTGATCATTGTGATCGGTGGCGCAACTATAGAGACACCAACTTCCTGAATGATTGGGAAGAATATGAGCGAATCTTCCGTGGTCAGTGGGCTGATGACGACAAGACTCGTGAATCAGAGCGTAGCCGAATCATCACTCCCGGAACTCAGCAAGCAGTAGAGACTCGCCACGCTGAGATTATGGAGGCAATCTTTGGTCAAGGCGACTTTTTTGATATTGAAGACAATATCCAAGATGTAAATGGCAATCCCATTGATGTTGAGATAATTAAAGATCAACTCATGGAAGACTTCAAAAAAGACAAAATTAGAAAAGCTATCGACCAGATCGAGTTGATGGCTGAAATCTATGGAACTGGCATCGGTGAGATCGTTGTCAAGACAGAAAAAGAATATATCCCATCAACTCAGCCAATCCCCGGTCAACAGGGACAAGCAGCCATCGGTGTAATCGAGAGAGACAGGATTGCTGTCAAGATCATGCCAATTAACCCTAAGAATTTCTTGTTTGATCCCAATGGAACAAGCATTGATGACTGTATGGGTGTAGCAGTTGAGAAGTTTATTTCTATTCACAAGATTGTGGCTGGTATTGAATCTGGTGTATACCGTAAGGTTGACATTGGTATTGTTGCGTCTGATGAAGATTTAGAAGCAACCCAAGAAATCCAGATGTTCCAAGATCAAAAGGTCAAACTACTAACCTATTACGGTCTTGTGCCTCGTGAACACCTACAAAACTTAAAAGAAAATCAAGAAATTGTTGATTTGTTCCCTGAAAGCTCTGAAGCTGCTGACTATTCAGATTTGGTTGAAGCAATCGTAGTGATTGCCAATGATGGATTATTGTTAAAGGCTGAAGAAAGTCCTTACATGATGAAAGACAGGCCAATCCTAAGTTATCAGGATGATACTGTTCCTAATCGTTTGTTGGGTCGTGGCACAGTTGAGAAAGCCTACAATATGCAAAAGGCTATGGATGCTCAAATCCGCAGCCACTTGGATTCATTGGCACTGACTACAAGCCCAATGATTGCTATGGATGCAACTCGTTTGCCTCGTGGTGCTAAGTTTGAAGTCAAGCCCGGCAAAGCTATCCTTACCAATGGCGCACCTAGTGAGATTTTGTTCCCATTCAAGTTTGGACAGACTGATGGAAATAATCTTGCCACTGCCAAAGAGTTTGAGCGTATGTTACTTCAGGCCACTGCTACTCTAGACTCCAACGGCATGGTTAGCCAAGTTAGTCGTGATGGTGGACAAGGCGGTATGTCGATGGCGGTTGCGTCCATTATTAAAAAATACAAACGTACACTGACAAACTTCCAAGAAGATTTCCTTGTTCCGTTTATCAAAAAAGCTGCATTCCGTTATATGCAGTTCGACCCAAATCGCTATCCCTCTGTGGATATGAACTTCATTCCTACGGCAACTTTGGGAATTATTGCTCGTGAATATGAGCAACAGCAGTTTATTGGTTTGTTGCAGACACTTGGCCCTGATACACCCGTTTTGCCGTTGATTTTAAAAGGAATTATTAACAATAGCAGTTTGAGTAACCGCATGGAATTGATTGCTCAGTTGGATAAAATGGCTCAACCTGATCCACAAGCAATTCAAATGCAACAAGCTCAGGCTCAGTTGGCAATGCAGTCTGCTCAAGCACAGATTGCACTGGTTACAACTCAAGCAGAACAGAATCGTGCTGATGCAACCAAGAAAATGGTTGAAGCTCAGTACATTCCACAAGAAGTTCAAGCCAAAGTTATTGCATCAACAACCAATAATTTGCCAACTCAAGATGATTTAGCCTCAAAAGAGTTTGATAAAAGGGTTAAGATTGCAGAATTGATGCTTAAAGAATCTGATATTAAAAACAAAGCAAAAATTGTTGAATTGCAGATGGCAGACAAGCAAAATGCAAGTATGAAAATCAAAAATGACTTTCTTACAAAACTGAATACTGGACTAAAAGACAATGGCTAATATTCGGGAGCTTATTCTCAGTATTGAATCAGATGCATTGACATTTGATGAGAAGTTAGCCGCCTTGACTCAGGTTGAGGAGACTCTTGTTGCAATGCAACAGCAAGAAGAAGATGCTGTTCAAGAGAATGTTGACTTGATTGTTGAGGCGATCAAAGTCATGCAAGAAAAAGTTGATGCTCAAGTCAATCGTATTGCTGATTTTGTGCCTGAAAAAGGTGAAAAAGGCGATAAGGGTGAACATGGATTAGATGGTCGGCAAGGCGTAGATGGTAAAGATGGTCGAGATGGTAAAGATGGTCGAGATGGTAAAGATGGCGTAGATGGTATATCAGTTGTTGATGCCAAAATTGACTTTGATGGTTCACTAATTATCACTTTATCTACTGGTAAAGAACTAAATGTTGGTGAAGTTGTTGCTCCTGACTTGGCTGAAAAGATTAAGTTAGTTACTTCTGGTGGTGCTGGTACTGTTTTGCCTAGCCAAGCAGGGAACTCAGGTAAATATCTAAAGACTGATGGCTCTGCACTTTCATGGGCAACAGTTTCTGGTGGTTCTGGTACTGTTACATCGGTGGGTGGTACAGGTACAGTAAATGGCATTTCCTTATCAGGCACAGTTACTACTTCTGGAAATCTTACTTTAGGTGGTACGCTAGATTTATCTTCACCTCCTACAATTGGTAATACTGCCGCAAATACAGGCGCATTTACCACATTGAGCGCATCATCTACTGTTAGTGGTACAGGATTTAGCACATATTTGGCATCTCCCCCTGCAATTGGTGGAACTACGCCAGCGGCTGGTAAATTCACAACCCTTGAATCCACAGGTACTGCAAGTTTAGGAACAGGTTCAACAACATCTATACAAATTGTTGGTGATGCGTCCTATCCTCAAATATTGGCGGTTGGTGGAACAAACACGCCTTTAGTGCTTCAGCCTTTGGGTACTGGTGCGCTACAAGCTCAAAAACCTACATCTACTACTGTTGGTGGTAACGTGCGAGGTTCTAATGCTGTTGATTGGCAGGCTGTAAGAGCAGCAGCCACTAACGTAGCAAGCGGCTCTAATTCTACTGTATCGGGTGGACAAAACAATACAGCATCTAACTCTAACTCAACTGTAGTTGGTGGCGCAACAAATAATGCAAGTGGAAATGGTGCAGTTGCTGGTGGAAACAGTAATACTGCATCAAGCACAACTTCTGTAGCATTTGGTAATAATAATCTTTCAAATGCGGCCTATTCAACAATAGCTGGCGGTCAATATGGCACAAGTAGGTCAATAATTGGATACGCTGTTTTTCCTGCTTGTAATTCACCCATAGCGGCATCTGCTGGTGTATCTCAAGGGGGATTACTTGTTCTTGGTGTAGCAACAACTGATGCAACAGCTACTGTATTAAGAAGCAATACTTCAGCCGCCTCCGCCACAAATCAAGTAGCTTTACCTGTAAATTCAGCTTACTTTTTTAAGGGCGAGATAATTGCTGGAGTAACGGCAGCAGGAAACACAAAAGGTTGGTCTATTGAAGGTGTTATCAAACGAGCCACAACTGCGGCATCCACGGCATTGGTAGGCACTCCTACAGTAACATCTTTATATGGTGATGCGGGGGCATCAACATGGTCGGTAGCGGTAACAGCAGATACTACAAATGCAACACTTGCAATAACTGTGACGGGTCAAGCGTCTACAACAATCAGATGGGTTGCTCAAATCCGCACAACCGAAATGACTTTCTAAGGAAAAAACATGGCACTCAAAATCACAGCAATCAATCCAACCACGGGTCAGGCAACAAGCACCGCCTATGCCCGAATTACCAATTTCTACGGCACAAAAGACCAGATTCAAGTGCAAGTAGCTATTCACGCAACTGAAGATGCCAGACACGGCAATATGCAAACCATTCGTGAGGATGCCCACTACATTGCCATTGAAGACTTAAAAGGTGACTTGATTCCTGCTATCTATGGCGTTCTTAAAGGCTTTACCCAGTACGCTAACGCAACTGACGTATGACCCCAGAACTTGACAAATACTATTCAGACCGATTTTCCATGATGGCAATGGATGGTTGGAAAGAATTAACTATTGATATTGACAATATGATAGAGTCACTCAATAATATAAGCGTTATTCCTGATGAAAAGACCTTGATGTTTAAAAAAGGCGAACTTTCCATCTTGACTTGGCTAAAAACCTTGAAAGAGGTCAGCGAAAAGGCTTATGAGGAATTGAATGAAAAGAATGTATGAATTTGCCTGTGAAAACGGGCATCGCACTGAAAAACTGGCTGATTATGAGGCGGTCAATGTCCA